TCCTCAGGTAGTGGTTGTACAGCCCAATAAGCTCGTTGATGTTCCTGATGGAATTACCAATCTCACGGATGGGAGGGTTCTGGAATCCACCCTCTGGGTTCTTACTCCTATAGTAAAACACACCTGTCTGCTCGTAGATGTCCTGTATCTCCAGAGGCTGAAGCTCACCGCCCTTTCCGAGCTGTACGTTCTCCAGTCCCTCAACATCAATAATGAGTCCGTCAGGCTTTGCCTTGGCGATGCTCTGCTGTAACTTTAAATGAGTAATCTGAAGCATATCAGCAAAACCAATCACCTGTCCCGTCATAGACTTAGGAATCATCCTGCGTAAATTCACAGAAGAGAACGAGAACGAGAAACGGCACTTAGAAATGTCGTGGACGTTCCGAGGAACATTCATCTTCATCCCGTAGTCGAACAGCTTGTCTGTGCCGATGATGTACTTTCCACCCCACAGGGTTTCAATGTTCATGCAGCTTGGCTTGCGCTCATACACGGAGTTCTTAGGCTCTTTGTAAGAATATCCCTTATAGTAGAACCCACGGTTTCCGAAGCGTGTCTCCTTGTCCTCAAAGAACACCTCGTCTGTACTCTTATATTCAAAGTCCAACACCTCTATCGTGTACTCGTCATAGCCATACGAATACCTTTGGATGTTCTTGTCGTAGTAGCGTGAATCGAGCTTAGAGGAGCTGTTGCCATATCTGTTGCGGACAGTCATTGCAATCTTCTTGTACTCGTCCTCCGTGAACTGGTCACCAGCTATCCTCTTCAGCTCTTGTATCGTCATCTTTCGGACATACCCGCAATACATGATGTCATTCATGTTGGGGTCTTCCGTGAAGCTGTGGATGAAACTGATGGGGTCTACATACTTCTCTGTGATGCCGTAGTTGGGGTCGTTCTCACGCTTTGTGACAGCAAGCCCAACATTCACCAAGTCCTCCACACACCGCCTGTAAATAGAGTCGTTGAAGTCATTCCACTCCAACGTCATTTCTGTCGCTAACTGTGCAGCAACTTCTGCATCAGTTTTAATAAAGCTGTCCATAAAGATTTCAACTTCCTCAGGAGTGTCTGGAAGCTGGTCTGGCTCAACCTCAATATCCAACCCAAGCTGTTTAGCTTCCTCAAGAAGAGGCTTTTGCTTGATAGCAGCTTTGATATAATTCTTTTTACCATCCTTCTGTGTTTGTGATAGGGGGTCAACAGCCTCAAGGTTTGGATAAGGCTTTCTTGACAATATCTTATTAACTACAATGTTTACGAATTTAGGAACAATAGGTACAGGTCGCCAATCAATATTAAGCAAGCTGCCATCGCCAGCGTTAGGGTCAAGACTCGTAAGTATCTGCTTGTATACTGAGGTGTCCTGTGTGCCGTTTGCATAGTCTCTGTTCCTTTCAAATTCTTTTAGCCTCCGCCTGTACAGAGAAGCCTCATCATCTATACTCCCCCACTGACTCTCAATAGCCTTGGCATACGTCAGTCCGTAAGACTTGCTACACTTGGTAGCGTGGTCTGCTAACGGGTCTGGGAATGATTTTAGTCCAAACTTGTCTCCCTCCTGCTTACTGTACATTTACGGAAAAATAATATTGCACAAAGATAGTGCTTTACGAGTTGAATTTGAATCGCCTAAAGAACTGCTTATCAGAGGTATTAGCGGGTGACTTGGGCTTCACATAATTCTGACTTGCAAGGAGAGCCAACCCTGAACTAATCGTGAGGTCATACTTCGTCCTCTTTGTTATGCGGTAGTTTATCCAGTCGTTGAGCGTCCTATCGAAGAACATCTTCCCAGCACTCCCCTCCTCATCGTAGCCCACATGGTGGTGTATGTAGCTCTCTATAGCCTGTGCATGGCTCTGTATTATCTCCGCTGAGTTGGAGGGAATACCCTTGGTCTTCACCTTAATGTTGCTGTTCCCTGTAGACAGGCTCTTAGGTCTATCCATCAGGTAGCCCATGTAGCCCCTGCTCTCGAAGTACCTCGCTATCCCGTACTTGTTGTTCTCTATCAACACCTTCGCCCCGTAGAAGAACGTAGCCATAAGAACGTCCTCGTAGAATATCCTTGCCAGCGGTGGGCGTGTTGCATACTCCAGCACAAACTGGTTTGAGGGGATGTCCCCACTCATCGTGAACCCCGTGTATATGTGGAACGCACCGTTAGAACCCCTGCTGTCCGTTGTCTCATCGATGTCATAGGAGTCCACACCACCGAACACAAAGTCGTGTGGGCTTATGAGCTGATTTCGTTCGCTCTTCTTCTTGTTCCTCATCTCAGCGTTCGGCATCCAGCTTACATTGAACTTCCCGTTGGGGTCGTCCATAAATACTACTTCCGTGTCTTTTTCCCCATTCTTCCAAACAAAATTACCAGTACGGGTAGGAAATGGATAGAGAGTACTATTATAATCAAGTTGGTCATATATCTTAGCTACGTTAAATGTTGATGTGTCAAGTGAGTCTCTGAACGCCTCATCCATTGTAAATGGAAACTGCCTGATGAATTCATTCAGCTCCTTCGCATCTCCTTTCAACGCTTCCCTCTCATTCTTCAGGAACGTCTTTGCTCCAATGCTTACATAGTCTCCATCAATAGTTTGTACGGGTTCTTTAGGGTCATCTATGATAGGGTTTCCGTGTTTATCAAAAAATCCTTCCAACGCCTCGTATGCTGGAATGAATATACTGTACAGTCCACTCTTAGTCCTGCCGTTCTCGTTGCGCTCGGCTGGGTTGGAATACTCCACCAGCTTCTTGAACTCACTGCCTCCCATGCTCATGGGGTTGACGGTGCTTCCCACCAATGCTTTCCCCACTATCCTACGCCCTACAATAAGGCAAGTACGGTTGATTCGCCAAAAGTCTTGTAGGTCGCACGTTTCCCACTTACCCGCCTCATCCATAAGCAGTCTGTACAGCTTACTTCCGTCATAGGCGTTTGTCGTGGTGTTTTTGTGGTCGATGATGGTGTTGAGAGCCTCGTCTCGTTGTATCGTCCTCGACTTCTTTGTCACACGCTTGGATGGTGTTCGGAACGCCAGCTCTGCCCTCGGATTGGTAGTACCATCGAATATGGGTCTTGCCCACCAAGGCATATTCCTGAACCCGTTCACCACCTTGGAAATGAATACTACGTTCTTGGCATCATCACCCGTCTTACTCACAATGCCCAAGTGCTTGTCCTTCACTTGAGAGCCGTCATTGAGCAGAATAGATGCAGACATATTCGAGTATCCCGAACGCCTGCACTTGGTAAACACTTGCCCTATGCTCCTGCCATCCATCTCACAAGCCTGCCAATGCAAAAACAGTTTTCGTTGAAACTGCAAGAAATTTCCATGCCCGATGTCCAGCTTGTAGTGGGTGAGCATAAAATAATGATTTCCAGTGATATATGTGGGGTGTCCATTATTCATAAACCACACCCCGTCCCTGCGCCTACGGAAGTCTTCCCGTATCACCTTTGAATACGTCTCCCTGAGCTTTGCTGGCAGCTCATTAAACTCGTCCTGCCCACTTATCTGTGTGAGCTCCTTCGGGAATATAGGGGTGCGCCAATGCTGCTGCGCTACAGGCTTGTCTGAGAACCAGATGTCTTTCTTGAGGGGCTTTTTAGGAAGCTGTATCTTCAGTCCCTCTATCTCCACCACCTCACCCTCGGTGTCGTTAGGGCATATTTTGATGGTCGTATCCATCATTAAAGGGTGTTTATGGGAGTGATGATGGGATTATCCATCGCTGAATTCTTCTGCAAAGCCACCGCTCCAGTCGATTTCACTACCACTCCTGCTTGTCTCCTTGAGTTCCTCAAGCATCGTTGTGAGCTTCTGGTGTTCTACAATCAGCTCTCTGGCATCGAGTGCTGCCTGCTTGATGGACTGTAGTTCTGCCTTCCGTGCGCTGCCCGTAGTTTCGGGGTCTACGCCCCTCGCCACCTCGCTGGTGGTGTTCTCAATGGCAGACTCAATAGCTTTCTGGAGCTTCTTTATCGCATCTACCTCCTTGAACTTTATTGGTCGTCCTCTTCCAGCCATACGAACAACATATCTGTGTAGAGCATCCTCCACATAGGCTCTCCGTCTATCTCTATCTCGTAGTCGGAGTTCTTGGAAAACTCAACGAGGTCGCCCTCCTTCACATCGTGGTAGTCCTTGCTCATGTACTTCACCCTGCCCATAGAGTTTGTCTTCTCCTGAATGATTTCAATTACCTCAGACTGTAGCTTGTCGTTCTGCTCTACAGGCTCTACAAGTACCCATTCCCCCAAGCTCTTTATCACGCCATCCTTGTTCTTGTGTGCTATGGCTTGGTCTGGGCGTACATTGAACTTCTTCTCCTCAAGCTCCTGAGAGTACTTGTCGAGGGTGGTGACAACGTGGTGGTGGAAGTACAGCTCATCTCCCACCTCAACGCCCATGTCGTCCTTTGCTGGGATGGCAATCACCTTCGCAGATGTCACCCTGTTATTGAACTCCTGATACTTTGAGGCAAGCCAGAGTTTGCTGCCGTCAGACAGCTCAATCTCGTCCTTGAACCTCTTTGGTATCTCTACCAAGAAGTCTCTGATTGGTTTCATAAATTAAAATTTAAGGTCATTCTCGCAGATGAAGGAGGTGTTCTTGGAGATGTGCTTCCACAAGAACTCTTCCCCGTCCATGAGAACGAAAATTAAAATGTCTCCTTTGTCGTCTTGATGTATGTGGCTAATCTTGCCGTCTCCAACAGACTGCCCAACAACCCACGCAAGACCCCGCTTCGGGTCTGAGCCAACAATTACCTTCCGTATTACTGTTTCCATCACGCCTCACCTGATGCTCCCATTATTCCAAAGTCACTCAAGAAGCTCTTGAACTTCTCTGGGTTTGGATTTTCTGCACACACAAGCTCGAAGATGTTCTCAAACATTTCGATAAGGTCGGATGTGGAGTCTGCTCTCACTCCGTAGAATACGTCCATCGACTCGTCTTGCTTCTTGCTGTCCATCTGTACGGTGAACATATACTGAGCCTCTGGGCATTTCTCTGTGACTATTTCCTCAATAGCCCTCATGTGGGTTTGTATCCCCTTCACTGTTTCTTCGTCCATACAATTTTATTTAAATTAAACTCCTGCGCTCTGTATAATCTCAAGACCAACTGTAGAGTCGAGCATAAACGACAGTCCATCAAGCCTTAACTTCAGTCCACCCCAGTTAGCCATGTCAGACTCACCTCTGCCATTAAAGTCAAACTGTGGTGCGTGGTTGGCATTTGCCTTCGCATCCTGATTGAGGGTGTTTAGATAGTCAGTGTAGTCTACGAAGTTGTGTGATGTATTGAAGTTCATTAAGATTTCCTCCACTGGAGAAACATGAACGTGGTCTCCATTTGTGTCATACAGCCTTGACCTTATCTCCAGCTTCAAGTCCGATGTGATGAACACAGATACAAATGTTGTATACGTCACCGTAGAAGCACTTGCAGATGTAAGAAACACAGTTCTTGAAACAGGGGTGAAAGGCGTGAGCTGTTGCTCCACCATGTTGTCATCAAAGGATGCTGCAACATCAGAGGAGAATATCACTGGTGTTGAAATCTTGTAGCTTGCGCCAGTCCATCCACTTGCCGTAAACAGTTTTGTTTTGTCGTGAGTTTTGTTTTCAGCAAGAGACGTAGCAAGTGTATCTGTCCCTGACCCCACTCTATCAAGAGGGATGTACAGGTCACCCTTTAGCTTCACCTCCCTTCCTACATACCTGCTCTGAATAGATGTGTTAATATCACCAGTGCCATCGTAATTTAGTCCGTAGAATGTACCTCCATCGTCTGCTAAGGTGTGCATATCACGCCACCCCGTATCTACGGATATGTTATCTGACATCGTGAAGTCAAACTCCCGTGTCACCACTTGATTGCTTCCGTTCACCATGAGCATGGTGAGTTCTGA